CACAAACCCAGCCGCAGAAGTAATAAAAGGAAACGACAAATGACCGCAGGCGTTGATATCGTCAACATTGCTCGTACCCAGCTTGGTTTTGTAGAGGGGCCTAACAACGAAAACCCCTATGGAACTTGGTATGGGGTACCAAATCAAAGTTACTGTGCCATGGGTATTAGCTGGTGTTTTGCACAGGCAAACGCCTCTCATCTAATAGCTGCACAAACACCCAAAGGTTTTGCATATTGTCCAGATGGACTAACGTGGTTTCAAAAGAATAAACAAGTTGTAGAAAAGTACTCCGCACTTCCTGGGGATATTGTATTTTTTTCGTGGAGTGGTAACGGCGTTGCAGATCACGTAGAGATCGTTGAGGCGGCCTCTAAAGATGGGCTCACTACCATTGGGTTTAACACCGGGCCTGAGTCTTATACAGGCAATCAATCCAATGGGGATGGGTGCTATCGTCGCCATCGCCCCTATCTTTACGTGCTGGCTATCGTCCGCCCGGCATATGCAGGAAGCTCTGCCCCAGCTAAATCAAACGGAACTAGTAAACCTTTAGCTGTTGGTGTTGCTGGTGCTACCGCTTTAACTGGTGGAGGCGCGGCTATAATCCATAACGCAAATGGAACAACTACACAAGTTCCTACAACAAAACCTACAGTTATTGTTGCACCCCCGTTTCCAGGGTCATCGGTCTTTAAAGTTGGTGCTAAAGGTGGTGTTGAGTTAGTAGTGGCTAAAGCTTTAGCTAACGCTGGGTTGTTGCCTGCGGATTTAGTATCTAACGTGCTAACAGCAGAAGAGGTAGCCCTGATACCTATATACCAAAGTCTCTATCCAGGTTTAAAGGCCTCTAAAGGTAAAGGCATTGACTCGGCTACCTACACCTCTATGGTTGCTAAGGCCAATCAATGAAGTTTTTTCAAAAGGTCTCTGACTGGGCTTCGGTATCTTTTGGCTCCCCATGGTTCATAATTATCCACTTAATCTTTTGGTCCTTTTGGATGGTTTTTGCCGTGTTTGACCCTTATCCATTTAATTTGCTTACCCTGACGGTTTCTTTAGAGTCTATTCTGCTTTCGGGTCTATTATTAAATGCGACTAATCGTTCTGGGGACGAAGATAGGCGTATTATTACTAAAGACTTAAAGCTAGATCAGGAGACTCATAACCACATTGAAGAGCTCCGCAGACATATGAAAGAAGTATTGGAGCACATTCGTGGGAATAAAGCTTAACTTCAGCAGTCCGGTTCATGTGGCTTTTGGAGGCACAGCAGCTTTAGGTACTTGGGCGGCTACCGGCTATTCTACTGACCCAAAACACCTTGTGGCGGTTGCACTAGCCGGCTTTGGAGGTGTAGCATCTCATACTGAGAGCTCAGCCAAACCAAATGTAGCGGCCGATTCTCATATAGTAACGCCATACGCAAATAACATAGAGGAGTAAACATGAACGCAAAGACTAAAGCTTTGTTTGAGCACTACCTAATTTCAACAGTTGTTGCGGCAACAGCTATCTGGCAGGGTGGAAACCACCACCTTAAGCAGGTTGCATGGGCAGCGGTGGTTGGTGTCTTTGGTCCCGTACTTAAGGCGGCTTATGAGCACTTTTCAACACCAGCAACACCAGCTAAGTAAGTATTAATGTATTAAGGGCGCTCTATTGGGCGCCCTTTTTGCTATACTACTGTAGATCTTAGGAGGATTACATGGCAATTAAATGCGATAACTGCAGTAACTCAGCTTCATATACAACGGCTGATCCCGGGGTAAACCCAGCCCACTATTGCACAGCTTGCCTCCCAGCATGGTTGTATGACCGAGCTAATGCAGGCCACTTTCCCTTGGTAGAGACGCTGGAAGCGCCCGTTGAGATTGCTGAAGCACCTGCAGAAGAAAAGCCTAAGAAGAAAGCTCCTGTCAAGAGCACTGCCATTCAGGAGTAGCTAGTGGGAATTGATTATGAGACCTTTGATAATTACGGGTCAAAAAGCCGTGAAGTAGATTTTGAATTAGATATGGTGGCTCCCCACCTAATTACACGGATATCTGCCCCACAAGCTCACCCAGTACCTAATAAGATTACGCACGCTTACGGACCATTCTCCCCAGAGCTTTTAAAAGAACCAGAGATTGTTCTAGCTGTTCCCGCGTTTAATGGTGATGGGTCAGAGTTCCCTCTGGGCGCAACTGCACAAAACAGGTTTAATCCGCCTAAGTATCTTCGTTGCGGGTCCTGTATGGTTCGCGTATTAGAGACAGAGACCTCTGAGCATGTGTGTGAGGAATAATGGCTAGAAAAGCAGCNCCACTAAACCCGGATGATTTTTTTAAGGCTCCGCGCTCAAGCGCGTCTGTAANAGCTTATTTATCTGAGCCAGAAGAAGCTGAAGACATTGAGGTAGTGATACCAAATGACATAACAAATGTTGGTTTTGAGGCCACTACGGCCCCCACTAAAAAGCCATCTAGACCTAGAGCTTTAACTATTGGGTATAACCCAACAACTAAAACAGTTTACATAGTATTTAGAACTAACCACTGGCACCAGTACAATGACGTTTCTACTGAAATATGGTTGGGCTTAAAGAATAGCGACTCTACTAACGACTACCTTCCGCGATTAGAGGCCGAGTGTTCATCCCACGAACCGGCTCAACTAACAGGTATATCTGCTGGTACACTGGCGCGATTAAGTAATGCTTCTGCTAGGGCAGCTTCTATACAAAAAGGTGACCTACGTAATTGGAGTGCACANGACTTTTTTAAGGAAAACTAATGCNATCATACGGACCACTATATGGCGGAAAATTAAAGTATTGGCACCGCCACCTGCTACCACTTATTGAGGTAGGGACAACACAAGAAACTGACCGCCCCTATAGACTTGGTAAGTGCTTAGTATTTCGTCTACCCTTTACCCACCCAGGTTTTTATCTGGGCGTATGGCTTAAAAAACCTAATGTTGACCTAGATGACGAAGACTCTATTGACGCACTTTTATACAGGACTATGGGGGGAAGAGACGCTTGGAAACCTCAGGATGGATTATTTGATGAAACTTTTTTCTCGGAATAAAAAAGCTTGGGACAAGCCATTCTCCGAACGCGTCTCTAAAAGGGTCTCCAGACTACAGACTGCTGAAATAGAAGGCTGGCTAGACCAGTCTATTTATGAAATTGGCCGTTGCCTCTCTATGTATCAAAGAAGTAAAGATGATGTTTANTTAGATGAAGCCTTGACTGGTGCCGAAGCTTTACACGCAATGGTAGACAGCCTTAGAAAACGAACGCCGCGCCGTTAAAGCAATTATCGACAAATAGACATTTATGCTACAATTGTCTACGCCTCTCTTCCTCTCCCCGTAGGTGGCACAAAGAGCCTGGGTTTAACGACTTAGGCTCTTTGTTTTAAAATAAACTAAAGGTTTATATGGAACAACTAATGGACGATGAAGACAACGAGCTCTACCTTGATGAACTTGAGGATGAAGAGCCCGAAGTAGAAGATGAAGAGATTGAGCTAGATGAGCTTTCTCGTAACTTTGTCAACAAGCTTATTGACCGCTGCATTCAATTCCAGACTGCCCTTGTAGGGCACGAGCTTCACCCATATCAGATGCCGCTTGCTCGCCGCATCATTGAGTCAGTTATCATTAATGACAGTGAAGAAATTACAGCTTTAGCGGCTCGTCAGTCCGGTAAGTCAGAAACTATTGCTAATACCGTAGCGACCTTAATGGTCCTTCTTCCCCGCCTAGCTAAGATGTACCCAGACCTTCTGGGCAAGTTTAAAGACGGCATCATGATTGGAATGTTTGCCCCTGTTGAAGGTCAGGTAGAAACTTTATTTGGTAGAACAGTTAACCGGCTTACCTCAGACCGCGCTCTTGAAATCTTAGGTGACCCAGAGATTGACGATAGTGTAGGCCGAGTAGCAGGGGTTACTCGCCAGATTAAACTAAAGAACTCTGGTTCATCTCTTATGATGATGACGGCTAACCCAAGAGCAAAGATTGAGTCTAAGTCGTTCCATCTTATTGTTATTGACGAGTGCCAAGAGGCAGATGACTTTGTAGTGTCTAAATCTATTGCCCCTATGTTGGCTTACTACGCCGGTACTATGGTTAAAACTGGAACCCCCAATACGCACAAAAACAATTTTTATAACAGCATCATGCTTAATAAACGGCGCCAAACATCTAGAAGTAAACGCCAAAATCATTTTGAGTGGACATGGCGAGATGTTGTTAAGGTCAACTCTAATTATGAAAAGCACATTAAACGAGAAAAGCTTCGTATTGGTGAGGACTCAGATGAGTTTCAGATGTCGTACAACTGCCTTACTCCAGACACTAAAGTGCTTACTAAAGACTTGAAATATGTAGAAATAGGCTCTGTACAAGTTGGTGACATACTTGTAGG